GCCACTTGAACTAGCACCAGAACAGGCCAACGCCTTGATGGTGATGATTGAGAGTGAAATAGAAACAATATTTGAATACGGTGGCATTGACCCGATTGCAGATTGGGAGTTTGCAGACCTGTATGCATACAAACTGTTGGCATACAAAAGGTATAAGGATTGGTACATGGAGAATCATGGTGATGATTAAGCACATATGCCAACACTGCAAGAACGTGATGCACATACCCAAAGAGTGGCTGATGTATGCACACAAGCTGGTATGTTATGTGTGTAACAATGAAATACAGCGTAAGGAGAATGACAAGTGAAAGAGTTTGCCCTTGTCATAAGTATGTGGGGTCATACAGGTGTGGAGTGGGAGTTTATAGACAACCAATCTATATTGACAGAGACTCTATACCAAGAGTATTGTCAGTTCTTATCACACGAAGAGATAAGACATCACGAAAGTCAGGATAAGTATTATAAGATACTTATTAAATGTTACCCAACAAAGGAGAAGTAGTATGAATAGATTTTTGATTGAGCATCACCCTGATGCAATAGCCAAGTCGCTATGTGACCAACACATTGTGAAGATGCCACTGGAAGAAGCGCAGATGCTATGCACAGCTATCTGGCATCATGCACCTGAGTATGCAGAGGGGCATGAGTTGTACAAGCCTGTGCATCAAAAGCATCCATGCACCTTGTGGGCAATGGAGACTAGGGCAAACTTTGTGTATGCATTTAACCTGTACACAGCAATGCTCTGCGAGTACCATCACAGGTATGGCAAGTGGCATGGTGCAGGTAATCCTAGTACAACTAACTCTGACGCTGGGCCACAGCACTTGATTGCTGCCCGTCACTTAATACCTGACGGACAACTTACACCACACCCACAATGTTTCAGTGGCTTAGACCACCTGAAGACAGATGAGTTGTGGCCTATCGAAGCGTATCGTGCGTTCTACACAGTTGACAAGATGAAGTTCGCAAGGTATAACAAAGGACGTAGTATGCCACAGTGGATGGCAAGCTAATCTATATAACACACTATCAGTTGACATTTAACAAACAGAAGGAGATATGATATGCCGTTTGATATTCCAATGCAGGACATGATTCCTGAGAACCTTGACTTTGAAGTAATGTTTGAGCCTACAAAGGTAAAGGACAAAAAATATGTAATCAATGCATACACTGGTGAGTACATTGGTGTCGTAGGTGACACATTCAACTGTGCATCACACACAGAGTTCTTTGAGGGTGTTCATGACACTGTGACTGAGAACTTAGGTGCGGCTCAGTGTGAGGACATGAACATGAAGTGGCGTAGTGCTAGGCAAAATGCATGGGCTATGCTTGACATGACCCTGCCTAATGTGACTGCTCGTATTGAGACAGACAAGCACAGCACGACTATTGCACAGCGCATCATTGCTTTGCATGGTGTTGATGGTAGCTGTTCTAACCAGACATTCTTTGGTGCTATTGATTTCTTCTGCACCAACGGTATGATTCGTGGTGAGCATGACAAGGTACGCAGAAAGAACACTGCTAACTTTACTATGGACAGATTCATCCGGGATTTGCGTGAGTCCACACAGTCATTCTATGCACAGTCAGAGCGTCTGCAAGGCTGGGCTAACAAGCCTCTGTACAGAGGTGATGTCAAAGCTATGCTTGATACCCTGCTGAAGTCTGACCGCATGGCAGAGAAGATGTTTGGGTTATACAACCAAGAGGCAAGTGTGCGTGGACAGAATGTCTGGGCATTGTACTCTGCCTTTACTAACTATGCCAGCTATGCTGATGAGCGTAACGGTTTCAGCCTACGTAACACTGGCAAGGATACAGGTGCTGTGTCCATGTTCCAACGTGAGAACAAAGTGTCACAGTGGATTGAAAGCAAGCCATTTAAGGAGTTGATTGCAGCATGAAGACAGTAGAAGATTTAGTATTGACATACTATTCTTCCAACGATTTCAGTATGTTGAGAGAGAAGTCTAAGAAAGACTATCAATACTTTCTCAACGTGCTGGTCGGTGAGTTTGGCAATGAGTTGTACAACGAAGTGACAAGCAAGCAAGCCAAACACGCATACGAAGAATGGGTGAAGCGTGGCATCACGTTTGCCAATCACGTGTGTACTGTGTCATCACTTGTGTACAGGTACGCAATGGAGATGGAGTATGCTACCGTCAATCCGTTTGCTAACATCAAGCGTAAGTCACCTAAACAACGCAAGGTTGTATGGACAGAGGATGATATACAGAAGTTCCTGTCATTTTGTTACAGTGACTTTGCTTATCGTAACATTGGACTGATTGTCCACATGGCATACGAATGGTGTCAGCGTCTGGGTGACATGCGATTGCTTACATGGGATGTTGTAGACTTAGACAAGCAGAAGCTGTATTTGGAACAGTCAAAGCGTAGGGCAGAGGTAACACTGCCTATCAGTGATGACCTGACAGAGATGCTGGTACAACAGAAGGATGACTTTGGCTTTCAACAGTACGTTGCTCCTCGTCCACGCCCTTCTGGTGGCGTTTATCATCCGTACAGTATAGATAGACTGTCAAAAGCAGGTCGGCAAGTGATGAGGCTTGCAGGGCTGTCTGAGGAGATACGGTTGATGGACTTACGTAGGACAGGTACAACTGAAATGGTAGAGGCAGGTGTCGGTATGGCACAAATTATGTCGGTTACAGGACATAGTAACCCACAGTCGGTTAAGCCATACATGAAAAATACTTTTGCCAGTGCAGATTATGCATTGACAGCACGTCACATGCATGATATAAGCACATACAAGTGCCAACAAGGAGAGTGATACATGTATAATAATATATTAAACACTATAAGTGATATAGATATACCTAATGGACATACAAAGAGAATGAATTGTCCAGAGTGTAATGGCTATAAAACATTTACAGTGACTAATAACATGGGTTCTCTCGTATGGAACTGTTACAAGGCATCCTGTAATGTATCAGGCGGCAAGAAGGTACACCTGACTGCTGATGACATACGTAATACAATGAAGGATGCTGAACGATTTGCAGAGGACAAGTTCGAGTTACCGCCATACGTGGTGACTAATCACACAAACGTATATATTGATAGGTTTTGTGCGACTTGGGGCTTGGACATGGATGGGCATGGCCTGATGTATGATGTGAAGGAAGACAGGATTGTATTTCCTGTCATGCACAAGGGCAAGATGGTTGATGCTACAGGTCGTTCTGTAATGAAACGCTTACCTAAATGGAAGCGATATGGAAATAGTGGCTTGCCTTATACCTTCGGGTGTGGTAAAGTCGCTGTAGTTGTTGAGGACTGTGTGAGTGCAGCCATCGTGGGCAATGATGTATTGTGTGGGGTTGCTGTGTTGGGTACGTCATTATCTTCCAGCCACAGGCAGTATCTTTCACAGTTCTCAACGGCAGTCATAGCACTAGACCCCGATGCACTGCCTAAGACATTATCAATGGCGAAAGAACTCAGAGGATATGTGGATGATGTCCGTGTCCTTCGCTTGACAGACGATTTGAAATACCGTAGAGAAGAAGATATCGAACAACTAACCCACATAGGAGATACAGCATGGAATTAGCATTAGTACGTAGCCTTATGGACAAGTCGTTCTACGATGACCATCGTGGTTCTAAATGTCCAGACCGCCTGTTCAGTAAGGATGTACGTAAGATTAAACAGGCTATTGATAAAGCAATGGACAGGTATGAACGTACCGTCAATCCAGATGAGATTGAAGCACTGTTCATGTCAGACAATCCAACGCTGACTACAGCACAAAAGCAAGCGTATGCATCCTTGTTTGCCTCTATAAAGAAAGAAGACCCAATGGGTGGTGACGTAGCACAAGAGGTGCTGTCTAAACTATTCCAGCAGGTAGTAGGTGAGGACGTAGCTAACATTGGCTTTGATATGGTCAATGGTGATGCGGCTACTCTTGAGAAGCTACGCAATCTGCTTGAGCGTTACGGTGATGACTTTATTCCTAATCTCAATATTGAGTGGGATGACATCAGTATTGAAACACTCATGGCTAAAGCTGAGTTGGAAGCACGTTGGGCATTCAACATACCAAGCGTAACACGTAAGGTAGAGGGTGTGAGTGGTGGTCAGCTTATTGAGGTAGGTGCTAGACCAAACACTGGTAAGACATCCTTTCATGCCAGCTTGATTGCTGCACCGGGCGGGTTTGCACACCAAGGCGCACGATGTATTGTGTTATGTAACGAAGAGCCTACCCACCGTGTCGGTGCTAGGTATTTGACTGCCGCCTGTGGCATGACAGCCCGTGAGATACGTGATGATATGTCAAAGGCACAGGCTATGTACAAACCTGTGATGGACAACATCAAGATTAAAGAAGCAGGTGGACGTGACATGGCATGGGTAGAGTCCGTATGTAAGTCGTACAAGCCTGACATACTTGTGCTAGACATGGGTGACAAGTTCTCTGTTGAGGGTTCATTTGCCCGACAGGACGAGGCACTGAAAGCATGTGCTATGTATGCGAGACAGATTGCCAAGACGTATGACTGTGCTGTATTTTACATGTCACAGTTGTCTGCTGAGGCAGAAGGTCGCACCACATTGAACCAATCCATGATGGAAGGTTCACGTACAGGTAAGGCAGCAGAAGCTGACCTGATGATATTGATTGGTAAGTCAGCCACAGTAGAAGGGCAAGATGAAGACAGTCCTGTGCGGCATGTAAACATTGTTAAGAACAAGTTGAATGGCTGGCATGGACAACTGCACGTAGAGTTAAACTACCAGACAGCGAGGTACGAAGGATGAAGGTAACATTAGACGTAGAGAACACCGTCACCAAGCGTGATGGTAAGATACATATGGACCCATTTGAGCCAGAGAACTCACTGACTATGATTGGTGTATTGACTGACCAAGGTGTAGAAAGCCACTTCCCATTTGACCATGCTGATGTTCCTAATCAAGAAGATTATCGTGAACGTGTGCAGTGGTTCTTAGATGAGGCAACTGTACTCATCATGCATAATGCAGCACACGATTTGCTGTGGTTGTGGGAGTCAGGCTTCAAATATGATGGCCCTGTGTTTGACACGATGCTTGCTGAGTATGTACTGCAGCGTGGTATCAAAGAGCCATTGTCTCTTGAGGCTTGTGCAGAACGCTACGAGTTAGACACGAAGAAACAAGACACACTGAAGGAATACTACGCTAAAGGCTACTCTACACGAGACATTCCTTACAATGAGTTGTGTGAGTATCTGTCTGCTGACTTACATGCTACGCAGCAACTGTCTGACAAGCTGATGTACAGGCTCAATACACCTGCTGATTCAGGTCTGATGACTACTGTACACCTTACTAATGAGGTGGCTGTGTCTCTGTCTCGCATGTATCAGAACGGCTTTACCATTGACCGTAAGGCACTGGACGATGTGCGTACTGAGTACGAACAGGAGCGTGACACATTGAAGCATGAGTTACAGGTAATGGTAAAGGAACTGATGGGTGATACACCTATAAACTTGAACAGCCCAGAGCAACTGTCATGGGTTATATACAGCCGCAAGGTGCTGGACAAAGAGTATTGGGGCAATGCTGTTGACCCATATATGGATGAGGCAGACTTTCGTAGCCTAGTAAACGCTGGTACGGAACGTCTACACAAAACTAAAGCGACACAGTGTAGCGTATGTAAAGGCACTGGTCAGGTAAGAAAGGTAAAGAAAGATGGAACTCTCTTCGCTAGAAGCAACCGCTGTGTATCCTGTAATGGGAATGGTTATACTCTTCATCCTCTTCCTGCTGTGGCGGGGTTGAAGTTTAAAGCACCATCACCTAAATGGATGAGTGCTAATGGGTTTACTACCAGCAAAGACAAGCTACAGTTTCTTGAGGGCAAGGCACGTACTGCCAAGCGTGATACTGCTGTAGAGTTCTTGTCTAAGGTACGTAGACTATCTGCTGTGGAAACATACCTATCATCGTTTGTTGATGGTATTCAGACACACACAAAGGCTGACGGTAAGTTGCATGTCCGTCTGCTACAGCATCGCACCTCTACTGGTAGGTTCTCTGGTGCTGACCCTAACATGCAAAACATGCCACGTGGTGGTACATTTCCTGTGAAGAAGGTGTTTGTATCCCGGTGGGATGGTGGTAAAATTATGGAAGCAGACTTTGCACAGCTAGAGTTTCGTGCGGCTGCATTCCTATCACAAGATGGAGTAGCAATTGAAGAAGTATCTACTGGGTTTGATGTACACAGTTACACCGCTAAAGTTATTAGTGAAGCTGGTCAGCCTACGAATAGACAGGATGCAAAAGCGCACACCTTTGCGCCCCTTTACGGGGCAACAGGGTTCGGACGCACACCTGAAGAAGCAGCGTACTACGAACACTTCACAGAAAAGTACCAAGGAATTGGGCTTTGGCATACCCGATTGGCTAAAGAAGCTCTAACTACACGTAAGATTACCACGCCATCAGGCAGAGAGTTTGCTTTCCCTGATGTCACACGTAATGCTCGTGGCAGAGTCTCTAGCTTTACACAGATAAAGAACTATCCCGTGCAGTCATTTGCTACAGCAGACATTGTACCTGTTGCATTATTGCACATTGAGAGGTTGCTATCTGATATGAAATCATGTATAGTAAATACAGTGCATGATAGTATTGTCATTGATGTACATCCAGATGAAGAAAGGAGTGTAATTGAAGTCATCAATGAAACAAACAGAGTTTTACCAGAACTCATCCAATTACGGTGGGGATGCGTATTTAATGTACCACTGTTATTAGAAGCAAAAATTGGTGATAATTGGCTTGACACGAAAGACGTAAGCTGATATAACTATCAAACTTTCAACTGTACTTCGAGGAAAGGAGTAATTATATGACAACACAAATCACTACTATTGATACCAATAACTATGCTGAGATGGCTAAAGCTATGGGCATTGCAGCAGAGGGTGGTAACACAAAAGAGAAGGCAAGCACACTTGCTCGTCTTCGCATTAACCATTCGCCTATCTTAGGTAATGACCGTATCCTTGTGAAAGGGGGTACATATAAATTGGATATCCCTGATGGGCCAACTTACTACGCTACGTCAGTAACAATACGCCCATACTTGCAACGCTTCATGTACAAGCGTTTTATTAAGGGTTCAGGTGATAAGCCAAACCGTTACGTTAAGACTGTGATGGCAGATAACCTTAATATTGACCTGAAAGATAACGATGGGGGCTTCAACTGTGGTAAGCCAGCAGGTTACATTCAGGACTTCAAGTCACTGCCTGAGAAGACACAGGAACTCATCAAGCAGATTAAACGTGTACGAGTAATGCTTGGCACGGTAGAACTGCACGATGCAGTAGACGAAAACGGTAAAGCGGTGGATGTAGCCGATACCGCTTTCATCTGGGAGATTGAGAACCGTGACGCATTTAAGGATGTAGGCACTGTGTTTAACAAGTTGAGCAAGATGAAGCGTCTGCCAGTACAGCATAGCATTACTGGTAATACGGAAGAACGTAAGCTGCCTAATGGCAATAGCTTCTACCTTCCTATAGTATCTCTGGACCTAACCAAGACACTTGAACTTGGTGATGTGGAGCAGACCAACTTTGGTGACTTCATGTCATGGGTACAAAACTACAATGAGTACATCATCAACTCATGGTCAGAGAAGGCCATGCAAGAGGGTGAGGATATCGAGGGTGTTGACGATATTGTTGACATCGAATTTGAAGACGAAGAGGTTGCGTGATGAACCATCCTGCTGAG